TCTAAATAAGTGCTTTCGTTCTGATTAGCTGTCTGTAAATCCCGTTCGGCTTTCGCTCTTAATTGCTCTATCTTCTCCTTATCGCTTTTACTCTGTTGGTTAGCGAAATCCACTAAATACTTAGCAATTACTCTCTTGTCAAAATCCTCATAGGGTGAGTTTAAATCTAAATACTCCTTTGCTTTCTCTTTCATAGTTTTTTATTTTGCCCATTGTATTAATATCTCTCTTATCTCTTGGCGTGTTCTATTAAAAGGTTTTGGATGTAGTTCTTTAAGTCCTGCCCTTTTTTGGCTGCCTTTACTTGGAGCTTGATTTTAATATCGTCTGGTATTGTTATTAGTTTGTTCATAGGTTGTTTAGTTTATAATTCTTGTTGTAAGTACCAAAACAAATCATCATTTGATAATTTTAGTCTACGCGCAGACTTAATTACTCTGCTAACATCTTTTGATGTTGGTTCTACTAACTCTTCAAAATCCAACACATTAAATAGTTGTCTAGCCTCATCTTGTGAAAGGACTATTTTAGTAACTAAGTGGTAAAAAGAGCCCTCAGTAACATAGTAAGTATCTCCGTCATAACCGTAAGCATAACCTAAAGATTCTGCTATAATACCTACTGGTAAAACTTGCCTTCTGTTATTCTCTCTGATAGTCTTCATGTCTGCTTGTGATTTTGGAGTATTTAAGTTGAATTGTGGCATAGTTTAAAATTTAGTTATTGTTAAATCGTTTCTACAAATCTACAACAATATATCTAATATACAAGCTATATATTAAACTATTTTCAACTTTCTAGGGTTTACAGTACTTTCAGAGGCAAAGTTTTTTATTAAATATCAAGATTCTCTGTTAATTCGTTTATCTCTTCTCTAAGCTCTTTAATTATACCTTCTGATACATCTACACTATTCAGCAAAGATAATCGCTTAGATTCGCTTATGTGCGCTTTAGATTCCATTTTAATACATAACTCAGTCTTATCTTTTACCATATCTCTTAAAAGCCTATTCTCTTTGTCTAGTCTATTGAGTTCTATTTGAACGGTCAAAAGGCTTTTAAAGTCTTCAGGGCGTTTTGCTTTGTAGATACGTTCTAGGAAGGAGATTAAGATTAGGTTAGTTTTCATTTATTATCTTTATAAAACTCGCTTATTTCGTCTGCTGTTTTAAGTATGTCTAGGTATACATCCATCAACCTACTAGAGCCTACATCTATATCTATTTTAATTGGCTGTTCATCCCCCACAAATAAAGATTGTCCTCTGTATAAATTTCCTTTTCGTCTTATAAACTCAACACTAGCCTTCTTTGGTGCCACTCCCGTTTCTTGCTGTATTGCTAAAGCATAAATCTGTAGTTGATGATAATCATCTTCCATGTATTGAAACTCCTTTTTCAATCCCCCTGTTTTATAATCTATAATCTCTGTTAAGTCAGAATTAACAGTATCAACATATCCAACTATGTAAAACTCTGAATATCTTAAAAAAACAGGTCTTTCAAACTCATCTAGTCTGGTAACTTTGTTTAGTATTTCTACTTCCTGTTTAGAAAATTTAGAAAAGTCATTCTTTTCAAGAGCGCTGCCAACCTTAGAACCGAACTCAATATATTCATTTGTCTGGAACTCTTCTCCCACAATATACCTTTGATAGAATAAATCTTTGCTTTTTTTAAATGTTGACATTTGAGAATACGACAATCTATTAACCCCGTATTTATCTTTTTTTGGTAAATCCATAATTATTTTTTTATATCTAGTTCAGAACACACACTAAATTCATGGTCTTTAAATAACGCTGCTATGCCTGTTATTTGCTTTAATCTTAGTAATTCATCCTTATCCATACCTATATGTTTAAGTATCCAACCGTCTGACATACCACTTTCAACTAATTCAGCAACTATATTACTCATTAATTCAACGGAATGAGAACCCCTAGCTCTGTTGTGACGAATAGTAGACGCCATTCTGTTTGACATATCTTTTTCAATAACAGCTACAGGTAAACATCCTTCTTCCCGTTCAAATATCCTTTTGCTTGTTTTTAAAGTTGTGTATCTGTGATACCCATCTACAATCTCATACATATCATCTTCTTTGATGTAATAACATACAACAGGCATCGTGTAACCGTCCTCCCAAATAGACGTTTCTAATAACTTCATTTCTGGTGGGGCTACTGCATTTGGGTTGTATGCGTTTGCTCTTATCTTATCCATGTGTATTCTTTTTACGTTATACACAGGTGACAAATAGCCTGTATCTGTCTTTTTTTCTTCTGTTTTCATAGTTTTTATTTTTAGTTGTTTTTAAATTTCTCTAATGCATTCTTTTTCTTAATATTCTCATCCTTTGTCCTTGACGCACCCATGTAAGTTAATGAAAAATCATTCTTCATTATGGTTATACAAACAGCTTTCCAATTTGGACAATGTCTAAATGGAGTAGCGTTTTCAATGTTTATTTCTTCCGGCCAATCGCCTTTTATTTTTATAACCTCATAAACTTTATCTTTTTTACAAAGGTTGCTTATTTCTTTTGTATTCTCTATTTCAACTCCATGTTCTTGAATAGCTTTTATTACGTCTGGATTTCTACCGTAACCTTTCTCTCTCCATGTTTTTTTGAGCCTGTATAGGTGGTTAATTAATTTTTTTTTTGACTTGTCTGGTAAAGTTGATATTAAAAAATCTGCATATTCTTTCCAAGTAAAGTGTTTAGGTTTACTTATTTTCTGCCAACCCATACCAGAAGTTCCACCATAGATTCCACCAAAATTACAACCGTTAACCCTTCCAACCATACGTCCCCAACTATTAGGATCTATAACTCTGTATAACTTCAAGTCGTTTTGCCCACACTGATGAAAAGGACTCGCAACACGCATTTGATGTACCGTTAACCCTGCTTGATAGTATAGGTCATATATCTTATTATAGTCCCATTCAAATTTATAATTAGCACCCCAAATATCTTCTACATCCCAGTCATAAATAGGGTAGAAATTGTACGTTAATTTATCTACTTTTTTAGTAAACTTGTATTGTTTGTGCATTTGTGTTCTATTCTTTGATGTGAATATAGCCAACCTTGTTAGACTTTCGTCAGCTCTTAAGCCTATCATGACAGCCGTTTTTCCGTATGTTTTTGAAAACCATTGTGCAAATTGAATCCTAGCATCAAAACCTTTTGTTCCTTTTACAAACTCATAAGGAACGTTATCTTCATTTACAACACAATCTAAGTCTGGCATTGGTCTAACCCATATATCTTCCTTGTCTTTATCCCACGGAATCCACCTAGGTTCATACATTGATACTGAACAGGCCGCTGAATGCGGAAGGCATAACCAATATTTCTTTGGTATATCTATTTCGCTAAAAACTCTGTATGCGTATTCGTCTGTATATCTATATCCTGCTTCGTAATCCTGATAATATAACGCTAATTTATGCACCATATCCCTTTCTTTGGCGTACTCATAAACCAAGTTAAGCATAACTCCTGAATCTTTGCCGCAGGAAAACGCTACTAACACATTCTCAAATTCATCAAACGCTATCTTTAGGCGTGCTATTGCTGCATCATATACGTTTTTGTCTCCTTTCTTTATCATAAAAATAGTTTAAATTGTTTATTTATTGTTTCTCTATTATAAATTTCTTCTCTTTTAATCTCTTGGTATATCTTACATTTTGGTCTTGCAAAACCTAAAGATTCTAAATTGTTTGGGTTCTTCATTATCGCTATGCAAATCATTCTATAACTTGGAACTAAACCTCTTTTTTCTAGTTCAGATGGAGCTTCGTCTGGTATTCCGTCTGGGTATCCTTTTCGCTCCCAATCAATAATGTATTTTTTAATATTTGATTTTGCTCCCATAATAATATAATTTTTATTGCTATTTTATCTGAACGTTCTTGAATTTCATAATCTAAAAACTTCCAAGCGTACATAGTTGTTAAGTTAGAAATCCCTGCGTAAAGACAACAGGCCGCTTGACCTAGATATGCTACTCTATTCATTGAATAATTACTTAGATTATGTTCACAAGATATAGTCCAATCTGTTATGACTTTATTCATGTACATCTTCGTTTTATATTCATCATTGAATATATCAAAAACTTTATCCGTATTAGTATCTCTTTTACCGTAAAAACCATTTTTGTAGTCTTCCCATTTAGTATAATGGTGATATATTTGTTTAACCTTCATTTTAAAATGGTAAATCTTCTTTATGTTCTTTGTTTAGCCAGTCGGCTTCTTCTTCTTCTACTTTCTCTTTAGCGTGTTGTACGCTGTTTTCAAAGTCTGTGTTTTTCTCTAGTCGTTTAACTGTTTCCTGTGGGTGTTCTTGTTTAAGGGGGTTTAATCCGTCCACTTGAAAGGAATTATAGTACTTTTTACACATTACAGGATCATCTAAAAACGTTGGTTTCCCGCCGGTTTCTGTTTCTTTTATTTTTTTAACGTGGATATGTGTGTACATCCAGATATTAGGGTGTTGTGTATATCTGTGAATACTTACAAAATCATCTGCTCTATTTACCCATTTGCCGCCGCCCTCAATGTCTGCCGCTGTTGGCGGTACTGGATAACCTGCAAAGTCATGGTCTTTTGCGTGTACCCTTCTTAAAGATTCCGTTACAGCGTGAGCGATTATATACACCGTTTTACGGTATTTCTTACAAAAAAGTCTAATCTCTGAGGCTACTTGGTAGTCGTATTCGTGGCCGTTAGTGCCGTTTAAATCCTTTGTGAGGGAGTTGTACGGGTCTATTACTGCGCCGTCAAAGTGTTCTCTATTCTCTTCAAAAACCTTTAGTAAGTCCTGCGCCGAATAAAGTTTATTAGTGTCTATAAATTTAAACATCATTCCCATATCGTTACGGGCTTTGTCGTATTCATCCCTTTCCATGTCTTTTAATTCTTTACCTGTTGAGTACTGCATTATCTTTTGTTTAAGTCCTCCTATACGATTCTCAGATGAAAATATAAGCCAAGTAAGATTGTGTTTAATTGTTAAAACTGTTAAGTACCATATTATAAAATCTGTTTTACCTACGTTGGCCTGCCCAATCATTACGTTAAAAGTTCCGTGTTTAAATACAAGATGTTCGTCTAACTTGCATCCTATTTCTAAGCCTTGTTTAAGTGTACCTTTACGAACTTGATCGAGATACTCGTTATCGTATGTGCTGTCTAGTATCATTTGTCGCGGTTTTCGTTCCAATGTGGAATTACTATTTCATGTTTCTTATAATCCTGATTCTTGAACCAATTAAAAAAGTGTTGTTTAAGCTCCTTCTCTGGTCGCTCCATGTCGTAAGCCAAAGAAAAAGCACTTAACTTTTTAAGATATTCCTCTAAGTTAATTTGATAGTGTTTAAAGAAGTTATTTCTCCATTCAGAATTAATCTCTAAAACATTATTTTCTTTATTATCTTTATTAGTTGTTGTTACTTGTTTGTTATCCGTTTGTTGTTCGTTTGTTGGTTTGCTTGTTGCTGTTGTTTGTTTTTTCTGATAATCATTATACTTTACAACGGTTACAAGAGTATTCTTGTTTGTTGCTTTGCTTGTTAACTCTTTTGTTGCTTTAAGTTTTTCAAATGATGTACGTACTTGTTGAACAGATAAACCAAGCTCTTTTGATAGTGTAGAATAAGACGTTATAAACTGGCCTCTTTTAATCTTGTGGCCGCGCCAACTTTTCTCTTTAAAATTAGCCTTTATAAGACAATGGATAAATAACGATTTAACGTTATTATCTGAGTACCATTCCCATTCAAGTATTTTTCTGTTTATGGATATAAATCCTTCCATGTGTTGTTCTTTTATGTGTGTTGTTTAAAAAAAAGATGTAGGATTAAGTACAACACTTAACTTTTTACAGGGATGCCTCCGCAAACCTACACCCCAAATATAAGTATTATTATTTAATCCAACTATAATCTTTATCAGTATCTTCTACTAAAGGTCTATAACAAAAAGAATCTACAACCTCACATGAGTTGTTATTAATAAGTGAGAATTGCAAATACTCTATACCGTCTTGCGTTATTAAATCCACCAACTTAGCTTTACCTTCTATTAGTCGCTCCTTACAGTGTATCTCTAAATTAAAAAAAAATTCGGGGTTTAATTGGTGTTTATAAATCTGTAAATTATCCCCTACTTCGTAAAGTGTTAATATAAACTTCTTGTCTAAATGATGCTCAATATTAGGGATGTCTGCTACTTCTTTAACGTCTCTCATAGTTTTTATTTAGTGTAACTGGTTATAACTGGTTACGATTTAATCTAATTTCTCTTTAATGTTCTCAATCCTAAGATTCATAAAGCTAGTATAGAAGTCTTTAAAATCTCCCGCCTCGCCTTGTTGCTTCCATAACACATAAAGAACGGCTCTTAATCGTTGGCTCAATGTTTTACCTTCTAGCTCAATATCAACGTTGTCTATCTCGTCAATCTCTGCTTGTGTTAATTCGCCTTTATCGCTGTAATATAAAATACCTCTTGATTGGAGTAGTTTGTCAATCTCCATAAAGCCCTCTGAACTTTCTTCTAAGTCGGTTATAAAGTTAATTGAAACCGTCTTATCTGTTTTTCTGGTTGCTCTTGATAGTGTAACTTGTCTTATCATAGTTTTTAAATTAAAGGGGTGACTAATCCCCTATTAAGTCAAATCTTTTTTTAAGTTTATCTACTCAAAAAGGTAGATCATCATCACCAGTATCATCACCCATTTGAACGGCTGTAGGTTCTTCTTCTTTTGCTGCGTTCTCACATCTCCACATTGATAGATTTGTATAGTATTTACCTTGATATTCTCTGCAATCAATGTTAAATTCTACCTCAACAGAATTACCAACTTTATTAAATTCTAGCCACTTATCCAAGTGCTGAAGATTATCAGCGTTTTTGAATAGATCAAACGAATATAAATTGTTATACTGTTCGCCGCTATCTAATTGAAAACTTAATTTCTTTGCTCCTGAATCGAAAGTCATTGTTTCGCCTATTGCTGTTATTGTTCCTTTAATTTTAAAACTCATAATTTATTTATTTAATTGTTTATTATATTCTTTTTTTGTTTTGTCTGTTATTGTAAAGTATTTCTCCATAGCCTCAATAGATGAGCCTTTACTTAAACCGCTTTTAAACTCGTCTGATTCTACAACTAGACTAGGCTTCTTTTTTGGTTCTGGTTTATCTTTTTTAGGTGTTTCTATCTCTTCAGAATGCGTTGTTTCTGTGTCGTCAATCTTGCCAACCGGAGTTAAGAACGTGTAAAGTAAACAATTCTTTAAAGCGTATGTAGTGGCTTTTCCTGCTCCTTTATCCTGCGGGTCTACACCGTGTCCATATCCTGCTAATTCGATTGATTCGCCGCTTTCATGTAATAGTAAATACTTTGTTTTTACCTTTGTAAATACGCTTTGTTTCTGCTTTTTACCGTACTGGCTTTCTTCAGTCCATCTATTAACCTCTGTGCTTTCTTCTATTCCGGTTGGTAAAATACAAAGCCCGTGATTTGATAACGCTTCATTAAACACCTCTTTAACGTCTTTGTCTTTAGTTCCGTTATATTGCATCCGACCCGTACCTACGGCGGCGTTTTTCTCCATTCCTTTTACGTCTTGCATGACGGCTATTATTGCTTTACTTATATTTTTCATAGTTTATTTCTTTTAGTATTTTAATTGCAAAATTATAATCTTTTATTTGGTTGTTAATCTTGATTAATTGCTCTTTTTTTTCAGCGTCCCATGCAGTTTTATACTTGTTTCCTTTTTCCGCGTGAGAATGTATTAAGTTAAGAACTCTTTCGTATTGATTAACCATATCGTCTACCTTATTTTGAAGGCATTCAATAGGGTTAATCATATCTCTTCTGGATTACCTCGTTTAGTTCGTTTATTTTCTTTGTGTTAGATTCATTAGCAAACCACTTGTCAGCCTCATACTCCTTAATAGTGTTCTCTAATACCTCTCTAAGCAGTTGTAGTGAATCTTTTATACTATTGTGGTCTAGTATATCGTTTGCAACTTTAAAGCTCTTTAAAAGAGCTAATTCTTTTATCTCTAGTTTTACCTTCTCAGGCAGTTCAATAAATATATTTTCTTGTTTCATAGTTTTTTATTTTTATAATTGATGTGTACCTCTGTATGCTTGTTCGTCTGTGCTTAGTTTTTCTAAACTTGTCCCGCTGTCCCCGCCGCCTAAATAAACCCATCTACTAGGTAATCCTTTTTGTTTTGGCGTTTGGCTTCTTAAATCTCTCCATACCTTCCGCGCTTTGTCAGAGCTTATAGTAGCCTTTTGCTGTAGTACATTGATTATCTGCTCTGCGCACTCTTGAATCCATTTAGGGTTCTCATGGTTTAAAGGCCATATTAAATTAAGTGCTTTTGAAGGGTCTTCTTTGCCGTCAATTACATCTTGCACTAATTGGCTAATTTTGTCGTCTGTCATTTCTTTTCTCTTATTAGTTGACCTATGTATGTTGAGAATGAAAGCCCTTTCTCGTTGGCTTGTTTTTTACCCTCTTCAATTTCTTCTTTACTAAGGGATAGTGTTATTATTTTTTTCATTGTTTAATTGATTTGTGTACATTTTTATAAAATCTTTATGTTCTTGTATTTGAGTTTTTACGTTTTCAATAAGCGGTTCAAGGTCTTTGATGCGCTTACCGTGAAACTCTATCTCTCTTTTCAATTCCTCTTTACTCTTCATAATCCTGCGCTTTCCATTTTTAATTCGTTTAAAACTACTATTAGACTTTCGTCCCCCATTGCTACTGATGCAGATTGCATTGCTTTTGCTGCTGTGATAAAATCAACGTTCATTTCTTTTGCTAACTTTTCAACTTCTAATTTTAATTCTTGCTTGTTCATATCTTGTTGTTTTGCTTACACCAAATATACGGACTATATAATCCTTACACAAGCTTTATTTAACTTTTATTTAAAGTATTTTTAACTTTGCATAGTTTATAGGGGTTGCGGGATGATAATAATTTAATCTTTTTTTGATAGAACATAAAAAAGCCCACCGTTTCGGGTAGGCTCACTCGTATAGTACTATGAAAAACTATGGAGCGATTACTTTTTATGTTTAATCTTTTGGTACTTCTCAATCCCTCTGCTGCCAAAGTATGCCACTATTACAGTAAGCAATAAAGAACTTAAGAGCGTAATATAGGTATCTTTAACTTCAAAATCGAAGTAGTTAGTAGAATCTACTATTATTATTATAGCCATAAACAACATTAAGAACGCTAATACTATAGGTCTAATATTTTTACTTAGCCAAGAATCCGACACCATGTCAACATTCCATCTCTTCGTAACTTCTTGCTGTTCTACCTTTAAATAGTCTAGTTCGGCTTTGATAATCTCTGCGGCCTCTGCTTTTTCTTCTGGGCTTAAGTCTGGATCATTCATTAAAGATTCTCCTATACCTTCAATGAGATTACTTAATATCGGAATAGAAGTATTCTCCCCAATACCGTTTAAGACATTCCCTAAAGTGTCTTTTCCTTTTTCCTTTAACCATGCTTTTAATCTTCCTTTTTTCTTCATAACGTAGATACTTCAATTCGTACTTGCTCTGCTTTTAAGAGAGCTTCTGAGATGATAGAGTATAACTTTCTATAAGCATCCGTAGACTGACCTATAAAGCCTTTGTTTGCATTGGCCGTAAGTCCGGGCAATAAACATCCTGCGGTGTCGTCATCATCATTACCAATATGAATAAGGATATACTGAAAAGACATATCTTTTGTGATTAATTTCCAGTTAGGAGCGTTTGAAACACAAAGCATCCCCTTGTGAAAAGAACCAAACTTAGACGTATATCTAGTGTGAAATCTCCCTTCTCTTCGTAGGGCAATATCATAAGTTCCGTTTGGTATGCAAGTCTCACCCCATACCTTTTTACTTCTCTGCTCATCTTCGATTGAGTAGCAAATAAACTTACCATCTACTATAAACATCCCGTCCGTGTAGTCACTTTCTGAATTGTATCTAATTAACTGTACTTTCATAATCTAGTTTTTTGTTTTTAAACTTCTCTACCTCTTCTGCTAATGCTTCCAACGTTTCACGCATAACCTCTCGCTTCTTTTTTAATGCTTCCATTAATAATATGTCCGTCCTTGTTCTACATTCTTTATCCATTGTTTCTAGCTTTTAGTTCAATAACTAATTCTTTTATTTGGTTGCTAACATTATTAAATAAAGTCATGTTTTCAATAGTATCCGTTCTTGCTTGGTCATTTAAAGATTCGATTTTTAAATCCTTCTTTTCAACTAGTTCAGCCCACGCCCTACTTTTCAAATTGGCTATTTCTTCTTCTTTCTTTTCTTTTCTTAAAAAATAAACCACTACCAGTACTAGGATTACCCCCAATACCCCCTGACTTATTAAATAATCGAAAGCCGTTTCCATTTAACATTTATCTTTTAATACACCTATTAAAGTTGTATTTTTCATAACTTTTAATTCTGTTTTATCGAATTTTTCGTCAAGTTTATCAATCTTTTCTTCTTGCTTGTCTACCTTATCCCGAATATATTTTAATTCGTCAATATGTAAATCCATTATCTTTTGATTGGTGTTTATGGTTTTTATAAGCTTAATCAATAAAGGCACTAATAACCCAAGCAGAGCCAAAAACACCCAAACCACAATATAACTAGGTGCGCTTGCATTGTTGTTCATAACATTTCCAAGTTCTGATGCTAAATGTTCTAATTCTTCAGGATTCATGTTTTTTTAATTAATAATATAATGATAAGTAAAGTTAAAGGTATCATTATTAAATAGGTGATCGTACTATAATAATTCTCAAAACCCATTATAGGACTTAAAGCTAAAAAATTAACAATATTCAAAGATAATAAGCCATAAACCGATACTTTATTATAATAACAAAGTTTATTTCTAAAACAAATAAGCAACATAAATATATTCATAATAAAAAAACATAGTTCATTCGCTGTATAATAAATACTCACATAAACCTCATCAGAAAACTCTATAAAAGTTACGATAAGATTAAACAGTACAATTAATAAAAATAATGATACTGGAATGTGGCTTATTATTTTGTTTAGAGTTCTTATTTTACTGCTTTTTTTGGTAGTACTAGACTATCCGTGTTCTCCATACTTCTATCCGTTACCGCATTGCTTACAGTCCATTCTTCGGTGTCTATCTTTGATAACAATTCATTTGCAGAGGCTACATTTTCCGCAGGAATATTAAAATAAATCAATTCACTAGATACATCTGAAAGCTTTTCAAGGTCTTTAGTTTTTGCACTTGATTTGATGATGATTTTTAATTCTGCCATTGTTTCTAAGTTATTTAATTGTGTGTCGCTTTATTAAAGGCCGTACACTTGCACCTTATATTATAATCCTAACGCAGTCTTTAATTGAGTTAGTTGTTCGCTTGTCATTGTTGATAAGTCTACTTTAGACATATCTGTTTTTTCTTCTATTGAAGGGTCGGTATAGACTATATCAATAAAGATTAAATTCTTTTTCTTTGCCGTTTCCCATCTTCTAATAATCCAACTATCTGTGGCGTTTCCTTGTTTTTTGTATTCTATTTCTTCTATCATGATGGTTCTATTTTAACTGATACTGATATTTGAGCAGCGGCGGGGTTAGTTACCATAATAGGAACCACTATATCTATGTAAGTATTTCCTTCTACTATTGTAAAAGATAATCCGGTTATTACTAGTGTATTATTTCTTAGGTCGGCTTGCATTACTGTTGTGATAGTGTCGCTTGTACCGCCGTCATTTGATATGAAATTAATAGTTATATTCTCTGATGTTCCAAAAGTTGAGGCGTTGTAAATTGAAATATAAGCCTCTGTGATTGTTCCCGCAGGCATTGTGATTCTTTTAAATCCATTTGCACCCGTTGAAAGTCCTGCCATTTGACCCATGTGATAAGTAGTACTGTCTGCTAGTCCGGTGTTGGACGTACTGAAGAACTGGAATAATAAGTTATCACCGCCGCTTGTTCCGCTTGATGCTGCCGTAATAAGCCCTTTTGCGTTTACTGTTATATCTGCGTTTGTGAAACTTCCAACGTTTGAATTAACTGTTGCTAGGGTTAAAGCTGTGTCTCCTGTTGCATCTCCTGTATGGTTCGCGTTTGTTGTCTTAGCAGTATTGGCCGCTACTGTTGTTTGTACTAAATCACTTTGCTCTAATTTTAGAGGGGTCAGTATTCTAGTGTCGTCTGTTCCTGTATTCGTTTCCGCTTGGGTTGCTACTTCTGCAATACCTTTTGTGGATTCGTCTGCGTCTGGTATGGTTATATTTAAAGTCGCCATTTAGCTTAAATTTATTGTGTGATTAGTGCCGTCCATATCTAAATCTTGACCCGTATCTACACCGTTTAATAAAATATCATACACCGTAGAGCCTCCTGCTGAGGGTACTATCCACTCAGAGCCTACTTTAGAGCCTACTGCAAGCCCTGTAGTATCCTTTACGGGTATGTCTTCAGTGCCTCCACAAACTGTAGTCGTGAAACTTAAGCCGTTTATTGTAATTGTTACGCCTTCTGTTGTTGGTGGTGTTACTCCTGACATTGGAATAATACACGAATTATAAGTAAAGGCTTGCTCTAGTTTAATATCTATGTAAAACCCCGTTAAAGAGTCCTCTAAAGTATCATGAAAAGGTGTTGCGAGAGTGTTTTTATCTATGTCTAGCTCTGCGTAGTTGTGGTCTTGTACCCAAAAGGACATTAAATCTTGCGCCGCTTGGAGCATATCGGACTTAACTTCTACTACATTAGTCTGTTCTAGGGTGGTGGTGGTAGCGTTTTTAAGTGTTGCTACCTGTGCAAGAAAATAAACTCTAAAAGAATACACAACATCTTGCTTAGAGAATGGAAAGGGTTGATCTTCCACCCACATCATAGGGTATTTACGGTTTTTAAGTTTGTTGTGTTCTACAATCTGAAACGCTTCACCCGTTCCGTACGACTCTATTACAAAGTGATTCGTTGCGAACTCTTCGAACTTTTCTATTATCTGATTGTAACTTAACATATTGAGCTAGTTTCTTGTCTATATTTTTATTATTTCCTTTGTTTTTACTCACGACTTCTACAAATATTACTTGTTGCTCCTAGAAAAAGAGAGGTACTAGCAACCCCCGCGTGAGGTCTTACTTCGTCTAATTCGTTTTCGGTGTTATACTCTGGGAAGAGTGCGGAATTAGTACATAGATAATCGCTTATTCTTTTAGTAAAGTATTCAGCTTTATCTTTGTATCTGTTCTCTACCCTTGATAGCATCTTAGTATCTATTGGAGTAGAGTTAGTAGAGTTCTTTTTACTCACTGATTTATCTCTAAACTTAACAAGTAAGGGAATCTGTACTTCATACATTACCCAATACTGTAAAGCATCCGCGCAGTAATCATCTACTAACGTTAAATAGTCACCCGCTAAAGTGTCGGCCTGTATTTTGGTTAGAATAGCATCATACAAAGCCGTTCCTAATACGTTCTGAATGTACTGTATTTGACACCTCCAAATTGTAGGATTGATTAACTTCATGTCTGTATTCTCATCTATAGGGCTGTTCTCCTTTAAGAATGTTTCGCTTATCATTAATTGTCTAGCCATTATTTACGTGTTACTAGTTTTTGAATCCAAATGTGCCTACAATACGGATGAGTTACATCTACTTTTTTATCGTGCCAAAAGCCACCCCTTGAAGTAAACACATCTAAGCCCTGTTCGTTGTTCATAGCTTGAATATCTAATATAGTCCAACTACGGCTCTTAGAAAGTTTTACTAAGTTCTCACAAAAGGGTCTAGTTGTCTTTAAAATCTCTGTAGATTGTCCGGCTCTTAAACCGTACTTATAAACTACAAACACCTCAGATTTAACTTTGCTGCCTTCTGTTGTTGGTATTCCGTCTTCTAGTAAACCATCATTTTCAAGCTCTAAAAGTAACCCGTTTAACTCACTCTCTGAAAGACCTGTAATCTCTCTTAGTTGTGGTTTAGTCTGTGAAGGGTCTGCGTTAATAACACCAAGTAAAGCGTTAGCCTTCTTAGATTCAAACTTAAATCTATTACCTTGATTCTCTGCGTCCTCTGTGCTTTCTGCAAATAACTCTCTTGAATCTATCTCAATAAGCTCTGAGTCGTTAATACCACAATTAGCAAAAGCCTCTATTAAAGGATCGGTTTTCTTGAACTGATTAATAAACGTTGTTGAGGTACTAATAGTATCCCCGCCCTCAATAGGTGAAAACCCTGCCAACTCTCTTCTCTCGTTCATTGTGAGTATCTCTGAAAGTTCTGCCGTATCTACTGGCTCTTGTATTGGCATTAATCTCTCAATAAAGAAATCACCCTGAACCCCGTTAAGCTTTGCTAATGAATTAAAAAAGTCTTCTAATACTCTTTGTTGTTTTGTTACATAAGTAGTTTGTAGCATCTCTGAGGCTACTCTTAATTCGTCTGCGTTGTTATTAAAGCCTGTACTGTTTTTTAATCCTATTAGGGTAGGATTGAAATTATGCCCTGTGTAGATTTCATCTCTAATCTGTTCGTTTAGATTTATAAACCTATCATCTTGCCCATTTGCTTGTAAAGGTGTTATCTCTACTCCTGAATCCTTATCTTCGTTAAAACTTTTAACTACCTTTCCTGCGTTGTCTGTGCCTGTTAAAGCCTCATCAAAACGTAATTCTATTTGTGCCTTTTGAACTTCAGTAGGTGAACCGTTATAAAAATTAACTAAGTAACCCCCACTAAATCCATTACGTACATTGTTGTAAGTAAAGTTTGATATTTCGTAGTCTGCCGCTATGTAAGGTATTGCGCCAATATATTCAGGAAGCGGGTAGTCTCCTAAGTCTGGCCTATAATCTTTGTAATAAACTAAATACTTTTTGCTTGATTCAAGCTCTGACCAATCCCACATGAACTCATGGAAAACCGTCCAATCTGGATTATCTTGTGGTTTTCTACTATTCCAATCTGAAGTAAAATAATAAACTCTTGGTTTAATCTTGCCTTTGTTTTCTCCTTCTTCATGGTATTCTTTCTTCGCTACTCTTATCTTTGAAAAGTCAATATGATGAGCTTCGCCTTTATCCTTCTTTTTATTGGGTATCATCTCCGCAGAAAAACCGCCGAATAAGATTCTATCTAGTGATAAATCTCTTGTAATTTTAGAATCTTCTAATTCTCCTATAAACGCATTCGCTTTTAGTTTAACATCTAAAGCCTGTTTGCTCGCTTCTGTTGGGTATTTAACTCCCCATCCTTCACCTACTACATAAGTGTTTTTGCCGTTTATTATAGCGTTGTTCTTTGCGCTTGAATTATAAAGCCATATTAAATAATCCCCGTAAAGGTTATTCCATTTCCTATCTTCTCTTGAACCTTTTTCATGTCCCCATACTACCCAATCAGTCCGAGGCTCTTCAATGAATGTAGGAACTTTATGTGAGAACTGCATGAGTTTCCCACTTGCTCCGATAAAGTAATTAGATGGTTGGTTCATGCGCTGTATAAGTTATTGTTATTTGGTGTGCGTTATATTGTGAAGGCTCGTTGTCAAAGATATTACAAGTACCTCTAAAAACTACTCCCGTTGATAATGTCGGGTCTAAGTTCGTTGTGCTTGTTTGTTCCCAAACTGTAATATGATAACGCCCTGTATTTCCTACTATCAATGATGAGTTCAAAGGGTCTGATACTCCCAATGTAATGTCAAATAAGTTACTCCTTTTTCTTGCTGCTCCTGCTACTGATACATCTTGACATATCGCATAGTATTTTACTTTCGTTTGGTCGTTCTGCCATTCAAACAAATAGACAGGCGAACCGATTGTAGTCTTCTCAACAAGTGTTAAGGGGATATTATTATTAGTCTGTGCTTTTTGTAGATTCACCTTTCTTTGTTTCGAATACGTCTAAACCTAAAAATTTGTAATTCTTAAAGAGTCTTTTATCATCTTCAATAGTAATCGTAACAGTATAACCGTTAGGGGCTTTAACTGTCATTACACTACCTATACATTCCTTTCTTAAATTCATTTTATAAAGATATTAAAAAAAGGGGTTTACTCCTAAGAACAAACCCCCCTTAAATTGTTATGCAATTGTCAACCCACTTATTACAGTAGAATCTACTGTGTAAGGATAGTTTTTCTCTTGTGAAGTGAACGCTAATTGATAGCCGTTTTGGTCTGCGAATGCTTGACCTGTTTGGCTCCCGTTTGTTCCTCCCATTTTTTCTGCTCCGTTGTCTAAACCTATCATGTGATAAACGTCGTTTAAATCTTGATAGATTACAATAACCGGATTAGAAGTCAATAGTTTTAATTCTACATTTTTAGTGTTAGAAAGTTTATTTAAAGTAAAGCTCATTACTGTCTCTTCGAATGTAGTCCCCATTACTGGATCATGATTCTCAGTAGTAACCGCATTACCTATATTCTTTTTAACCTCGTATCTGTAGAAGCTTGTTGCTGCCTCTTGTGTTAACACGGTTACTTCACCTGCTACGATTGTGTTTGCAGTAACGTTTTGCCAAGCGGAAATTAATATACTGCCTTGCTTGATACCTCCTGCTGAATCATCACACTCGTAAGTGAATCCTTGCGTTAACGGACATGGTTCTAATGCTGCCATTATTTATAGTTTAAATAAGGGGGATTCTCACCCCCTAATATTATTATTAAGATAATCTTAAGGTACTAAAGTAAACTCTACGATTTCGTTTCCGAATGCGTGTTGGTAACCTCTCTTGAAGTTAACATTGAATTTATTTACTCTATCATCCTGAGAATACCATATTTCCATTTTCTCTTCATCTCCTTGACCATCCATTCCAATAGTCATATTAGAATCTTTAGTAAGAATCATTCTTTCTGTTCCTGCTGCTCCCGGTAGACCAACTGTAGGTCTAATATTAACAGTAGTTCCGTAAAACTTCTCTGCTCCGTCCTCTACTGAGATATGGAAAAGATTTGCGTTTTTAAGTGCTACAACATACTTTTTGTAAACTGAAGTAGGAACCCATAAACTAAGGTCAGTTGCTTCAGAGATATTATCCGGCATGGCTGTCCACATAGCGTCTAATATTGCAAGCACGTTAGTAGTTGAAATAGTAGTTGCTACTGTTACTGCTCCTGTGTTTCCGTCTACTACTGTCCCATCTGCATCAATAATTTTCAATGCACCGTCATAGTAAGAAAGGTTGTTTGTACCTGACCCAGTATCACCTTGCCAATCTGAAGTAGTTAATTGATTTTGGATAGCATTAATTTTCTTATCCATCCATACCTTTTCAATCGCTCCCGGAATTTCTTGTTCTCCTGCTGCGCCCATTTTAACCATTGTTTGCGTCCAGAATCCGTTAAGGTCTAAAGTACAAAGGTTCTCAGAGATTTGGATTGCTCCAACCGCTAAGGTTCTTTGGGTGAATGTAGTTGTGTCTGCTCCTACTCTTGAACAAGCATCAGCCGCAAAGACTACATCTGTAGATAAAAATTGTAAATGTGAATTTTCTTTAATCCCTGTTTGGATATTCACATACTGTGCCAAACCTCCTGTTGCTTGCATTTGTGCAATCAATGGGAAATCTTGGTCTTCAATATAAGCCGCTAAGGCTGTTACGTCAAAACTCATTTTTAATTAGTTTTAGTATTAATAAAATAGTTCTCTTTCTTTTCAAACCCTTTGAACTTCTTTTGTGTAGGTTCTGCTTTTGGCTCTTCTCCAATCTTTTCGATTAAATCAATAACCTCTGTCTTGAACTCAACTCTTTCCGTTTTATCATCTGAATAAAACTGTGCTAAGTCTTCGATTTGTTTTGTAAATGCTTCCTTCATTTCTTGAACTTCTTTCTTTAATTCAGAAAAAACTTTTTCAGTTATGATTGATTCAATTACTCTTTTTGCTTCTTTTACTTTGTCGTCTTCCTTTAACTCTTCGGTAACTTCAACTTCTTCTTCAGCGTTTGGCTCGTTTACAGCGGCGATTAAACCCGCCTCTTCAACGATTATAACTCTATTGTCTGAAAGTTCATATTCACCTACTGGTAAAGGTTGAGCGATTTCGTCTTGCATAATAACCGCAGCGGCTCCGACTTCAACGTCTGGCTCTACCATAATCATTGTACCGTCTAACAAAGTAACGTCTTCAAATTTTTCTTTATCGAACTTTACTCCTTTTTCAATCTCTTTTGCAGCGTCTACTATTTCCTTTGCAGGAATAACATCAACTACCTTAAGACTGAATTTTTCTCGTAAAGCTTTTACGTCCTCTTTAAAACTCATAATTTACTCTTTTGTTTATAATATAAAATTGATACTTATTTGTTATGTTTATAATACTTGTTGAATACGGATTCAAGTTGTTTTGAAAAACTCTCTTCAAATAAACCTTCTACTGAATAACCTTTAAATGTTCCGTCTAAGACTGACTGCCAAACCTCATCATTTTCTACCTTCATAGATATAAACCATGAACCGTCTGCCTCTTGTGCAAACTTGTCGGGCGCTTTCATACCTCTCTCTGAGTCAATTAAAAAAGATTCAAACACATAGACACCACTTTGGAATTTTCCAGTCGTGTGATCTAGGTTTGTATTCTTCATTAAGCCGTTCCGCATAAAGTTTAAAGCAATCTTTTGTATAGATTCTTTTCTAAATACAACGTGATACTCACCTTTAGATTCATCTCTTCTAAGAATAGGAAGGTCTGCTATCATAGCATATCCTGAAACGATTCTTTTATCTTTAGATTCAATCTGAAATTGTTGCTTAACTTTATCAAATGCAATCCAATCTGATTCAATCGCGGGCGCATCTACAAAGGCTATCTGAAAATCTAATTGCTCCCCTTCAGGGATTTCTAACTCAATTAACTCCATACTTTATAATATAATATCTTATTGTGTTTGTTATATTTAACCGAAACTCGCTTGGGCTTCAATCACTCCCACGCTATTAATCCCGTCTGTAATAGATTCTACTACTACTACCTGTTGGACTTCGTTGTTAAGTAAAGTACTGCCTTCTGTTAAGGCCTGAACAGGTGCGTCTTGTGAAGCGTCTTCTGTTAAACCTGCTATATCTCCACCGCCTGATGCTGAAATACTTGGCGGCGGTGCGCTCATAAGTTCTGAAGCTGCTGCGACATTAGCAAGAACGGCGGCAACTCCTGAGATTATTGCTGCTATGTTTAATGGGAAAGGTTGGCTTGCTCCTGCTGCTACTGCTCCCGCGATTGCTTTAGCTGTGTCTATTGCGATTTGAACTAAAGCGAATGCCTTTTGTATCTTCGCTTCTTTGGCTAAACGCTTCTCTTCTGAGGCTGTTAATTTCTCACCTCGTTTCTTTTTAGCCTCTATTCGCTTTAATTCTTTACCGTGAAAGATTGTGTTTAAAGATTCCGCAGCAGATAATAAAGCCTCTGCGCTTTGAAATGCGGCTTCTTTTATTTGTTGTTTTTTTAATTGCTTCTCTTTTTCTTTCTCCAACTCAATAGCGTCAAACTCATCTTGCATCTCATCAAGTACGTCCTGTTCTTGCTGTTTGAATTTAGCTCTAATATCTGTTAGCTCCTGAAGTTGGGCTT